AATAATGCAAACCCTAGATACATTGCACAAAGTCAGGAAAATGCTTGATGACTTTCAAGCTAACAATCCAAGTTTATTTACAGAAAAAGACAGGTTAGATTAATGAAACATTTAGTAGGAAAAGTTATTACAGAAAAAGTTGAATTTATGGGCGATGAAGTTGAAGTTAAAAAACTTTCTGTAAAAGAAGTTTTAAAAATTCAAAAGATTGTTGATAAATCACAAAAATCAAAAACCGAAGAATCTCAATTAAAACTTCTTCAAGACGTTATTAAAGTTGCAGTTGTTGGTGCAGAAGAAATATCTGAAGAAGATTTTAATCAATTTCCTTTAGGTGAATTAAATAAACTAACTGAATCTATTTTACAACTCTCAGGGTTAGGTCAAGATTCTACTGTGGGAAAGTAACTAAAAATGAGGAATCTATTTATCAAATAGCTTATGAATTAAGAATACCTATTTATAAATTAGAAGAAGAAATGCCTTATGTAGAGTTATTAAAATGGATAGACTTTTTCTCAAAATATCCTATTGGTTGGCGTGAAGATCAAAGAACCTATATGATGTTAAAGAGTTGGGGATTAAAAGCAGCTCCCGAAAATGCTTTCCCAACATTAAAACAATTAAAAGAATCACAAATGAAAAATAAAGAACCAGACAGAGCAGTTCCTTCTGGTAAAATTCTAGATATGATGTTAGCAGCTAAAAATGGAGATTCCGATTGGAAACCCAATATGGGGAAGAAAAATGGCTAAGATAAATGTAAGTCTAGAAATTGTTAACTTTCAACAAGAAATGCAAAGAGTTGAAGAAGAAGTAAGACAAATGGCTGATATGGAAATATCAGAAAGAATTACTTATGCAGTTGACACTTTAAAAGTTGTTACTCCTGTTGATACAGGTAGAGCAAGATCTGGTTGGACTTCACAAAAATTTAGAAGTTCAAGAAAATTAAAAGAAGAAGTTCAAGAGGGTGTTATTTCAAACCCTGTTGAATATGTTGAGTATTTAAACCGAGGAACTAGTAGTCAAGCGCCAAGATATTTTATTGAGCAAGTTCTTACTAGAATTGGTTTAGTTACCCCTGAATAATATTTGCCCCTGATGGCCTCTTATAATGAGAAACCATTGGGGGCAATTTTATTAAAAGGAGGTCATATGAGTGGCGTACAAATAAGAGTCCGTTCTGACAGTAGACAGGCCAGAAATGATTTAAAAAAATTAGAAAGTTCTGTTGGCAAAATTGAAGCTGCCGCAGGAAGTATGACAAGAGCATTTAAAGGTGCTGCTATATCTTTAGGTACTTTGTTTGTTAGTGGAAATCTTACTAGAGGTCTTGTTTCAGCAGGGGATACTCTTAAACAATTAGAAAATAGAATAGCTCTAGTAACTGGACGAGGAAAAGAGTTAGGACAAACTTTTGGTAGATTATCCCGAATATCAGCTGGAACTAGAACATCAATTAGTAACACAGTTGAAATTTTTAACAGGTTTAGTTTAGCACTAAGAGGAACAGGAAAAACACAAGATCAAGTTTTAGCTGTTACTAAAGCTGTAGGTCAAGCGGCTGTATTATCAGGTGCTTCAGCAGAATCAGCTAGAGCCGCTATTATTCAGTTAGGTCAAGGTTTAGCTGCAGGTCAACTTAGAGGTGAAGAACTTAATTCTGTTCTTGAACAAACTCCTAGAGTTGCACAAGCTATTGCAGATGGATTAGGTGTTCCTTTTGGTAAATTAAAAGAATTAGCTCAAGATGGACAAATTACATCTGAAGCTGTGTTTAATGCTATTATTGCAAAAGCTCAAGAAATAGATGATGAATTTAAATTAATTGAACCTACTGTTAGAGATTTATCTGTTGTTATGAGAGATGAATTTACTAGAGCACTTGGCGCTATTGATGAGATTGTAGGGCTTTCTAGTAGTGCAGCAAATAAAATTATATTAATAACAGATGCTTTTAAATTTGTTGCAGACAATGCTTTGTTTTACTTTACAGATATAAAAATTTATTTATTAGAATTTCTTATTGATGTTATTAGAGTTTATGCCCAAATAAAAAATGCAGGTGCAAGTCTATTTTCTAGTGACTTTAGCCTTGGTGCTTTTGAAAAAGCTATGTCAGATATTAAAACAGGTATTGGCTTAGCTATTAGTGGTATTACAGAACCTATAAAAATAAAATTTCAAGACATAAAATTAGCTGAAGCTTTTCCTTCTTTACAAGCTGTTCAAGACAGAATTTCAAATTTTGCAAAAACAATAATAGGTTTTTTTGCAGATATACTCAAAGAAGTTATAACAAGTTCTTCTTGGTCAAGTTTGTTTTGGAAAGGTGCTGACAGTCTTGGCGGTCAAAAGTTTGTAGGTGCTGTTCAAAATGTTTTAGACATTCTTAGAGTTTGGACATTTGATATTGAAATATTCTTTTCTGATTTATATTTTACTGTATTAGATCTTTGGACTAAAATAACAACACTTTTAACTACTACAACTATAGAAACTCCAGGTGGACCAGAAGTTACTTATAATGCTTTTGGAAATCTTTTAAATACTTCTCTTAACAAAGTTAAAGCGATTGCTGAATTTTTTAATAAAGCTGCAATAAATGTAGATTTTTTTACTAGAAGAACAATACAAGCAACAGAGCAAGTAAAAGCTTTTGATGGAGCAACACAATTTTTTAAAACAAGAAAAGACGCTATTATTGGGTTTTCAGATGCTTTAACTAAAGATTATGATGACAGCGGAGGTTTTCTTGGTTATATAACCAAACTTATGGAAGCTATTAGAAGTTTTACTACAGGAGCTTTTAAACAAAGTGTTGATAGTTTAGAAAACTTTTTTATGGGTCCAGCAGAAGAAATACAAGGTGGACCACTCGTAGGAGGAGAAGTAAGAGGTAAAAGCGGATTAGCTAAATCAATAGATGGTGCTGCTGACTTTATTAGTGATAATAAATTCTTATTAATTGGCGGTGCTATTGCAAGTGCTATTGTTGTATCTTTACCTGCAGAACTTAGAAATAATTTACTTGCAGGTGCTTTCTTTATTCTTGGTGCAGCTATTGGTCAAGGATTAATAAGTTTTATTACTAGATTTGGTCCAGTAATTGCTATAATAAGTGCTATTAAATTTGGTCCAGATATTCTTAATAGTGAAAAGTTTCAAAATAGTGTAGCAAGTATTGGTGAGTTTATTGGAACATTTCTTTCAAACTTATTTTCAGGCGAAGGTGGTGACGCTGGAGCAACGGACTATGTAACAAAAGTAGTTGAAGGCCTTAAAGCAAGCTTTTTAAAGTTTGGTGAAGGATTAGCTAAAGGATTATTTGGAAAAGAATTTCAAGATTCAGCAAATAATGCTCTTGCAGGTGCTCTTGGTGGTCTTTCTATTGCCCTTATACTATCAAGTGCAGTCAGAAAACATTTATTTAGACTTGGTGGTTCAATAGCTGCAGGTATATTTGGATCTGTTTTTTCTGCTAATGCTACTAAATCACTTAGTAATGTTCTTGGAAAGCTTAAATTCGCAGGTGGTGCATTAACTGTTGTTACTATAGCTATAGAATTTGCTCCTATTAAAGAAGGTTTAGAAGCTCTTGGTGTAGGCGAAGAAGCAGCTAAAATAATGGAGAATGGACTTAAAAATACAGGTAAAGGTGCTGCTATCGGTGGAGCTCTTGGTTCTTTTGTCCCTATTATTGGAACATTAATTGGTGCTGCCATTGGTGCTGCTATTGGTGCTATTGTTACTTTAGTTCAATATAGACAGTTATTTATAGATTTTCAAACATCAATTGAAAATGCTGCTAAAGACGCTTGGACAGCTTTTACAAGTACTGTTGGCAATATAGGAGACACAATAAAAACATCTCTTATAACTGCTTTTGATGAGTCTGTTAAATATTTAAAAGAGAAAATAGGAAATGTCTTTGATATATTTGGTGCTAGTGAACAAAAAGCTTCTGCTGTAATAGAACAAAGCACTTATTCAAAAGCAGGTGGCGTTGCTGCTGCTTCTGGTGGTTATATTTCTGGTCCAGGAGGGTCACAAGACGATCTTATTCCAGCTATGCTTTCTAATGGTGAGTTTGTTATTCAATCTTCTGCTGTTAGAAAATTTGGTAGAGGATTCTTAACAGCAGTTAACCAAGGTACACTTCAAGGTTTTTCAAAAGGAACTCCTGATCCTAGATTTTTAACATTAAAAGGTAGAGAAGTACAATACAAAAATAAAATAAGTGAAACTTCAGCACAGTTAAATGCTATGGACAGAGGTGCTATAACAGATGATGGTACTAAAAATTCTATTAATAAAGTTAAAGATGCAGCAGAAAAAGCTTTGGCACTTGTTGAAACGCAATTAAGTTTATTTGATGATAAAGGTAATTTAATAGTTACAGAAACTGACGCTGCACTCTTAGGATTAGGAGATCCTAGTTTAAGTGGAAAAAGTAGTAAAGCTTTTTCTGATGGACAAGATTTTGCTATTTCTTTTAAACAAGACTTTGCTAATGGATTATCTGAAGCATTAAAAACAGGTGATTTTAAATCTTTCTTTCAAAGTACAATTGATAGTTTTACTTCTAAATATATTGATGCTGTTGTAACAGGATTTACAGATAGTTTATTTGATTCTCTTATTGGTACTGAAGGCTCAGAAGGTGCATTTGCGAAGTTATTTACTAATGCTATGAGTTTTGGAGAAAAGCTAACAGGTGGCACAGGTGACGCTATTGCTGAAGGATTAAATAACGCAACAGATGAATTAAAAGGTGGTTCAGCAGGTAAAACAGGATTTCTTGGAAACTTGTTTTCAGGAATTTCAAATATGTTTAGTAAAGATGGCTTCTTTGGAAACTTGTTTGGTAGTATTATGGGTATGTTTGGCGGTGGAGCTGGAAATGCAGGTACTATCTTTAGTTTATTTAGTGGTGGTAGTTTCTTTGGATTTAATTCAGGAGGTATAGTACCTAGTACTCCTTACTCTCAGGCAGGGGTAGATAGTGTACCTGCTATGTTGACTCCAGGTGAGTTAGTAATTCCTACTGATCAAGTAGGTAATCTTATGGGATCAAATAATCAGACAGTTGTTAATTTGTCTATTACTGGTGATATTTCTAGACAGACAAGACAAGAGATTATTAAAATGTTACCTACTATTGCTAATGGTGTTAATTCACAAAACAAAGAAAGAAACTTTAAATATGGCTAAGCCCGTAGAATAAACTGAGAAAATTGGAGCATCTATAATGAACAACTATAAAAAGTTATTTAAACTTAAAGATGGTCAATTGTATTGGAAACAATCGCGTGGACGTCAAGCAGCAGGATCTGTTGCAGGTACTAATCATGGTGATGGTTATAAAACTGTTAGAATTGATGGTAAAGCTGTTTACGTTCACCGTATTGTTAAAGAAATAACTACTGGCAAAAAACCAAAAGGTCAAATAGATCATAAAGACAGAAATAGATCTAATAATAAACCAAAAAATTTACGTATGACTACACGATCACAAAATAATAAAAATAGACGATCATGGAAACGTAAAAAATAATAAAAATTAGGATACTTTCGGGTATCCTTTTTTTTATCAAAAATGTCAGGTTTTTATCAAAAAATAGCCAAAAATAGCCAAAAAAGTGAGAAAAACAACGCATCTATAATGATACAATAGTATCAATATCATTAAACCAAGTGGCAACTCAAGAGGAGGTTATAATGATTAATAATCGTTATGATTATGATTCATGGGCAGTCGTTGGAGGTTGGTATTATCTTGTATGGGATCGTTCGCTAGGTGCGGATGGTTGCATATATGATGGTATGATCGAAGGCGATCAACGTCCATTAAGCTACTTTTTTAAGTAGTCTCAAGTCACCCTTCGGGGTGGCTTAAATTAACCAAGTGGAAATCAAAAGGAGAATTAAGATGTACAAGCTTGGATTAGTTTTAGCTTTATCATTACCATGGTTAATTATTTCTTATCCTGTGATAACTATATTACTCATGGCATTAGTTGGTCTTCAATTAAAAAATAATAATAAAAAATAAAAAAAGTTGCTCCAAAAAGTGAGATTTTTAGGGCATCTATAATGATACAACAGTATCAATCAACCAAGTGGAACTCAAGAGAAAAAAGGAATCTCAAAATGAAAAATATTATAATTGCAACAATACTAACTTTAACAATTACAACAACAACTTCTCAAGCAATGGAAGTTACTACAAGTCAAGAAGTAGACTACCGAACAACAATAATGAATACTATTCCTGATATGACTCCAAATCAAAAAGCAAAACTAGAAGCAACATTAACTGCTTCAGGTGCAGGTGCATTACTTGGCTATTTAGCAGGTGGTTGGAGAAATGCAGCAGTTGCAGCGGTAATATCAGGTGGTTTAACTTTTGTATTTAATTATGGTAGATAATTATGGACAAAAAATTAGTATACAAAAATCCTCAAATTCCTAGTATTAAACGAGGAATACTTTCTTTTCTTGCAGATATATCAGGAGTAATTGAAACAATTTTTTGGATTATAATTTCAATAAAAGCTGTTTTATTTGTATTTTTATTTATTTATTTTGTAAATACTGATTTAACTACAAGAGATATTCATACAGAAAAATTTGAAGAAATAATTCATACAATTTTAAAATAAACCAAATGGAAACCAAAAGGAAAAAATAATGGCATATACAATGCATGAAGTTGATAAAATGTTAAGACAAGTTTTTAATCCTAAAATAAAAAATACACCTGAATATATTAAAAAAGAAATTATGGAATATTCGTCTCGTATAAAACAAATTCAAGAAAATTTAACTGACTCTGAATATAAAGAATTTTTAGAGTTTGGTCCAAGACCTAAAGTTAAAAGGAAATTGTTATGAATATTCCAGAAATAAGACTGTTGAATAAATCACTTGATGAATCTATAGAGTTAATTCAACGATTAAAAAACTTAAAAACAGAATTAGCAGATATTCAAGGAATGGCAATGTCTATTCATGAAGATAATTTTGTTCCTGAAAATTTAAAATTAAAAATGAGACTCATTGCAGACCATACTAAATTTTTGCGAGAGTTGTCGGAATCTGAGGCATCAGAAATTTCACAAAAAAAGTGAGAAAATTAATGCATCTATAATGATACTATGTATCAATCAACCAAATGGAAATCAAGAGAAAAAAAGGAAATCTCAAAATGAAACTAATAAAATTAATATCTCAAAAAACTTATTTAATTCAATCTCTCACAATAGTTATTGTAATGACAATGGCAGCAGGTGCTTTTGCTGATCCAAGAGTTCACAATACAGGAAATTTTTTAGGATATGAAATTCCTAAATTAGATGATTTAACTGATTCAACAAATGAATTATTAAATAAAATGCCTGATACAAAAGACTTATTAGGTAATTCATACACACTAGTTCCAGTTGAACCTCAATGTACAAATGCTGATATTATGGTAGGTGTTGGTACAGGGCTTGTAGTAGGTACAGTTGTTGGAATAGTAGCTACTGTAGGAATGCCTATTGCTATGCCAGTTACAGCAACTACGGCTGTATTAACTGGAACAAAAGTAACACTTACAGAAGCAATAAAAAAACCAGAAGTCGGAATGATATTGGCAAGTAATGCAATTTTAGCTCCAATCACAGGTTCAGTAGCATATACTGTATCTTGTGCATGGGATCCAATTTCAAATTTTAGCTCAAGTAAATATAATCAATTTAAAGATTTTACATCTAATAAATTTAATTATTACTGGGGCAGTTAAAAAATAATTTTTATCCCTGCTTCTTCGGAAGTAGGGGTTTAAACTAAATTTTTTTTTCAATTTGAATTGATCGGGCTTTGTATTATGATAGATTATATAATTGAGATATTATCTTTAATATTCATAGGATTTGTAATTAGAGTAATTATTATGTGTGTTATTATACAATTAATTAACTTAAAATCAATTACAGGTCCACCAATATTAGGTGTAATAGGTTTTTTCCAATATTATTATTTTCAAGATAATTATGTAGATATGGGAATAACTCCTTCTTTAATGTTTGGTTTCTTCTTAATGGAGATACTTTTGTTTATATCTAATCAATTTAAAAAAATAAGAATTAAAAATGAAAAAAATAAAATTGAAAAGATAAAAGCTAAAAAGAAAGAAATTAAAAAGGAGAAAAAAGCATGAACAAACTAGAACTATTAGTATTCATGTTAATTATTTTAATAAGTGTATGGGCAGCTAGTCTTGCCCAAGCACACAATCACGAAAAAAGAACTTATTGTTTAGCTCAAAATATGTTTTTTGAAGCTAGAGGTGAGTCAACGGAGGGTCAATTAATGGTAGCAGCAGTTACTATTAATCGAGCAAATCATGATAGTTTTCCTAACACCATTTGT